TCTAATCAAGATGTCGAGGGCAGCTGGATGCCAAGCGACGCCCAGACGTGGGACTGCTACGGCTACCAGTTCAGCGTGCTCGAGTACCCGTTCCTCGCCAGCATGAACGCACGGGTACGACTGCAGAACCGCGACGAACATCGTGGTATGTACCTCTTCACGATCGTGCCCGTCGCTGACGCCTTCAGCGCCGAGCCCGAGCAGAGCAAAGAGTTCTATGTACTGCAGCTTGAGAACGGGCGCTTTACCGCACAGCCGACCAACCATGTGCTGATTGAGGATCGCTCCTTCTGCAACAAGAACCCCGAGTGGCCGACGTTCCTGCGCCGGCAGTCTGACTGGTTTTCAGCCGAGGATAACGTATGACGCACAGCCAACTATTTGACCTCGCCATCGACGCCGGCTTCCCGCTCTTTGGCGAAAACTACGACCGCCTGCCGCGACTGATCGAGATGGCCCTGCAAGCCGAGCGCGAGTCCATCGCGCAAGACTGCGAGCGTATGCTCGACAACCGACTCGGGCATCTGATACCGGATCGTATCCGGCTGCGAGGTGAGCCGTGACCGCATTCCTAATCTTTATCGGTTGTTTCTTTACCGGCTGGTTCGTGCACGGCTTCATCGAATGGCGGCGCGACCGCAAGTTTAGAAACTTGACGCGAAATCATCTTCACGAAAATTGGCGGCAGGTTCCCCCGCCAAACTGGCGCAGCAGTCGCGGCGGCAGAGAATACTGGTGAACCGTAGCAAATAGGAGTTAACAAATATGAGTCTGTTTATTAGTGCATCTGGCGGCGGTAACTTCCCTGAGCGCAAGCCTCTCGAAGCCGGCGCCTACGCGGCAGTCTGCGACATGGTGGTGGATCTTGGCGTGCAGCCCTCACCAAATGGCCAGTTCGCGCCCAAGCGCACGGTCGTGCTGCGGTTCCAGATCCCCGAGATCCGTGTCGAGATCACGAAGGATGGCGAGACCAAGAGCCTGCCTGCGGTCATCAGCCGCACGGTAGGCCTGAGCCTCAACGAGAAGTCCACGCTCTACGGGCTGCTCACGTCCTGGCGCGGCAAAGCCTTCACGGCTGATGAGCTCAAGAAGTTTGATCTTGGCAAGGTCGCCGGTAAGCCTGCGTTCATCAATGTCACGCACAGCGTGAAGGGCGACCGCACCTATGCAAACTTGACCAGCATCATGCCGCTGCCGAAGTCGATGCCAGCGCCGGCCTTAGAAGGCAAGGCGCTTGTTTACTCGACTGATACGCCAGACGCTGACGTATTCGATCAATTGCCGACATGGATGCAGGATAAAATCTCAACCCGCATCATCGACGCGCCGAAGGCTGCACCGAAGGCCGCTGCCAAGCCGGCGGCGACTGAGGAAGCCTTCGCTGACGATTCACTGGCGTTCTGATCATGCCTACACCACGACTGGGATATAAGGCGGCGGACGGGAAGAAGATTCCTAGCGTCACCACGATCCTCAAGATCAAAGACCCGGGAGCCCTGATTAACTGGGCCTACCGGACAGGTCGTGAGCATGGCGTGCTGGAGGGGCAGGGTAATCCTGCCCCCTCTGGTCTTTACGAAGGCAGCGACATCCTCGCCATCGGCACCTGCGTGCATAGTATGTGCGAGGCATGGGTCAAGGGCGATGAGCCGATGGTGGTGCTCGAGAAGGCGCTAGAGGAGGAGACGGTCAACGATAAGGCGACGTTTCGCGCGCAGGCCGCGTCGGCTTACTCTGCCTTTGAGTTCTGGTGCAAGGGTACGCAGCTTGAGATCGTAGACTGCGAGGTTCAGGTGATTAGCGAGACGCACAGATACGGCGGCACGCTCGACTTCATCGGCAAGCTCAACGGCAAGTTGGTGCTGGGCGACTTCAAGACCAGTAACGGCGTCTGGCCCGAGTATCTGTGCCAACTCGCCGCCTACGCGAAAGCCTACGAAGAGACGACCGGCAACAAGATCGACGGCGGGTATCACCTGCTGCGCTTCAGCAAGGAGAACGGTGACTTCGGGCACCACTTCTACCCGTCGCTCGACGACGACGCGTGGCCGGCGTTCCTGCACCTTCGCGCACTCTATGACCTAAACGAAAAACTCAAGAAGAGGGCAGCATGAGTAACGGAAAGGATTCGCTGACTGTTTACGTCCTCGGCTGGATCGCCGTCGCGCTTTCGACTGCGATCTGTGTCGGGCTCTTTGTTGGCATAGCGATGCGCGTCGCGCGGGCGGTGGCAGGATGAAAACCAGACTCCAAGAAGCCGTGCAGATCACGCAAGAAGAAATCGACGACCTCCTGCGCGGCGATGACGACGACCCGGTAAATAGCCCGCAGCACTACCATCTGACGCTTCCAGACGGGAGCGAGATTGAGGCGATCGACTACATTCACGCCGTACTCGGCGACGGTGGGTTTATCGCCTACTGTCGCGGGTCTGCTTTGAAGTACCTGTCACGCGCTGGCCGCAAGGATGACTACGCGCAAGACCTGCGGAAAGCCGCATGGTTCTGTACGAAGGCCGCGCACGTTATTGAGGATTGTGAGAAAGACGCTTAGTTCCTCCACAGGAGTCGCGCCCTACCACTTCGGAGCACCGGCCCCGTCGCGACAGCCGGAACTTTATGCCAACAATAGACACAGAAAGCCCGCCGCGATCTTGGCTCACAGAGTGGGTCGAGAATGCACACAATAAACAGCAGCTCAAGCAAGTGATCTACGAGCAGCAGGATCGGCTTGATACTTACGTCAAGGCGATTGAGAAGCTCGAGTCAGAACGAAACGAGATACTGCGCTGGCAGGTAGAATCGACTTATATCGACATGATGCAGAAGGCAATCATCCATCGATACAAGACGGCGCTTGAGACCATATCAAAGATGGAACATTCTGCCGAGGCTGCGGTCGTCGCCGAGACGGCACTGAGGCCGACATGACCGACGCCTCACTCGCCTTCGGCCTTGGTATCACGCTGGGCGTGACGTTCTCGCTCTTCGTGCTCTGGCCCGCGCTGCGCTGGAAGGATAAAGACTAGCCGTACTTGCGCTTGAGGTAGTCCATGCGCAGCGGCATGAGGTCGTAGTCGCCCTTGCGCACGCCGTTCAGCACGACGATGCCCGACCACTCGGTGGCTTGCACGTCGTTGGGTCGGTAGCCTTCGTAGTCCAGGTAGAAGCGCCCCGCGACAAGACCGTGCTTCACATGGTCTGGGTATTGTTTGCTCGCGTACAGGAAGCCCTGCTGGTGCCCCTGCACGAACGACGCTCCGATGTTGTTGAGGCGGCTCACGATGGTGCCGCCTATCGGCTTCCCGCTAAACGGGTTCGGGAAATAGTGACAGTATTTGATCCCGTCAATCTCCACGATCTTGAGGAACTTGTGCCGCTCCCAGTCGAGCGTCTGACAGTTCTGGGAGCCGATGATGCCCTTCCACTTTGGATCGTTGCTCGAGATACGGTTCGCACGGTTCTCGTGGTTGCCCTCCAAGAATACCCTGCGCGGCTGCCACGTCTTGCTGCGCGACTTTCTGAAACACGCATCCATTATGCGAAATGCCGCATTACCCGCGTCGATGTCTTCCTGGTAGCGAGCGCCTTCTAACTCGGCGCTGCCCTTCTCGGCGTGGCTGTTGAGCGAGGGCAAGTCCCAGAAGTCGCCTAAACACACCACCACGTCGGGGCGGTAGTCTAGGATCGCCTCGGCGGCCCACTTGAGATGCTCTGTCTTTGACCCCGGCTTGATCTGCACGTCGGGGATGATGAGGTGGCGCTTCATTCCATCGTCGTGAGCATCTGCTGCAACAAATGCCCAAGCCTGTCCACGAATTGCTCGTCACGGGAGAGGTCGTCGGTCTTTGGGATAGGCCCATACCCTGCCACGTCCAGAATGGCGTGGATCGCCTCATGCGCCCACACCTGCTGCCGTGCGCTGCCCTTGACCGTGCTGATGATTTCGATGCGGTTCTTTTCGGGCAGCCAAATGCCAATGCAGTCCTTGCCATGCCGCCACTTACCACGCGGCACGGTGCGCACCTCAATGGTGTGACCGGCTAGTTGGAACTTTTTGGGGATTCCGTCGTCGCGGACGGGGAGGCCCACTTCTGCAACGCCCTCAGTCTCGCGCTTACTTCGTCGCATTGGTACGCGAGCTCTCGGAGGGCTTCAAGATCGCCTCGAGCCGTTCCTGAAAGGCCCCGGGAGAGGGCGGCGATTCCATCAGGATCGCTGGCGGCTGCGCCGGGGGCGGGCACTGGAGCGGTTTCGTCGAAGCACACGCGGACAGGCTCACCGCGAGGGCGGCGCCGCAAACTTGCAATCTCTTTGGAATATGCACCTACTGCCTCCTCGGCACGTCGCCGCTCGGCCCGCTCATTTTCCAACGTGGCCGCGAGGTTATCACGTTCACTTAATGCCTTGTCAAGCATGGGTCGCACCTCATTGCGCCCACGTTCAATGAGCGAATTGCCGACCCATAAGCCGGCACCGATGACCGTCAAGGAGATGACGATCAGCGGCGCCTGCTTCAACAGCCACGCTTGGATCATTTAGCCGAGAGCGGCTGCGTCGTGATCGCGCGCAAAGCAATGTTCGCCATCGCGCCAGCGGCGAGCACCGCCGCCGCCACCTGCGCGCCAAAGAGCGTGGTCAGATGCGCGCCGATAAGTTCCAGCCCACCGAGCACGGCGAGCAGGACGTTCCACCAGACGGTCTTGGATTTCAATGCACCTTTAAGCATGGTCTATGCCTCGTTGTTGCTCGACTTGATATGCGCCGCCGCGATAACGGGCAGCGTGTGATGCGGAGGAGGAGCCCCCGGCGGCCAACGGAACCCGATGACCCTATCCTTGTCAAAGGGCACCACGCTGACGCGGTTGCCTTGGTTGCCGCCTAGCGTGAAGATACGGCCATTGACGTCGACCGCCGTGACGAACCCAACGTGTCCGCCGCCCTTGCGGTCATAGACCACAATAGCGCCAACCTCCGGCCCTACGAGCTGGCTGCCGTACGCGCCCCACGCCTTGGCCCTATACCAGTGCTTGGGCCGCTCATAACCCGCCTCCTGCATCACAGCGGCCACGAACACGCCGCACCATGGCGTCTCGTCGTCCGACCACCACGCCTTGAGGCTACGCAGCCAGCGCGAGATCACCGGCGCAGTCGCCTTGCCGGGTATCTCGGCGACGCCACGGTAGCGGCGCGCGAGGGTGAGCCAGGAGGGTTCGCTCATTGGCCTGCCAGAAGCCCAGCCGGCGCGCCATAGGTCAGCGCAGACCGAGTGGCACTAGACAGCATGGCTCGGCGTAGCGGGTCGTTCTGCACTCCGCGCAAGATGTAGTCACGCAGCGCCGGGTTCTGGTAGGCGCGCGCTGCAGCAGCCGGAGCGCCCAAGCCAAGCAGACCGCCGGCAATAGCCATCGTCGCAGCATCGCTCGGAGTCTCACCCTGCGTCACACCATACGCTGCGCCAGCAAGCCCCGGTGCGAGTGCCTGTCCATAGGTCTGCAGTGCAGCTCGAGGAGCCGTGCCAGACTGAGGGAACGCATCGCGAACGGTCATGGCGCTACGCGCCAATCGCGCCATATCAGCGTCACCGCGATTCATCAGCGCAGCACCACGCTCACGCTTCGTGGAGGTGGCCGAGGCAAGCCTAGGGATGTTGATGTCGCCTGTCTCGGTAAGCCCAACGGCATCTTTAATCTTCATCAAGTTTCTGTATTGCTTGCGAGCAAGTTTCAGCGCATCGGCGTCTGCTTTTCCAGCGGTACGCTCAAGCGCGGAATCTACCGTCTCTCGCAACTGCTTTGATACGCCAGCCAGCGCAGGGTTTTTCCCCATATCAGCAGCGAGCGTGCGAATTCTCTGGTACGCCTCACCGCTAATGCGGTCCTGGTCATCCAACTTGCTCAAAATGTTGTTAATTTGATTTCTTAACGGAGCAAGTTGCGCCGGCTCTAGTGACATTGACGCGCTTTCTTCAAGGGCGGCCAATTCAGATACCATCTGATTGTCAACCTTGACCTTGTTGCGCTTGGCGATGTCGTCCATAACGCTGCCGATGCGATCATCGGCGCGAGACAGCACCTCTGGTACTGCTGCATCGCCTTGTTCGCCGATCAACTTCAGCGCAGCGCGATTAAATGCCGTCTGAGTCGCCTCTTGCCCCTTCTTCATGGCGCCAGCCGAAATTGGGTTGTCGGTCAAGAAGCGTCGCACCATGCGCAGATTCTCTGACCCGGCCTGCTCGGCGATGTCAACCGGAACACCGGCTTTCTCAAGGCGCGAAACGGCTTTGGCGACTTGCGGTGTGGCCTGACTCGTGGTCGGCTGTGCAAGGCGAGAAAGTCCGCGAGCAGCGGCCTGTCCAGCCATGCCGCCGATTGCGCCGATCCCGACGTTGAGCGAACGTTCATCTTGAGTTCCAACCGGCTGCACGGCGCCCATCGTGCCGCCGACTGCAGCAGCGCCGGCAAGCGTGCGCGGCGCGCTAACGGCTTGCCCGATTCGCCCTGCTGCGCCACCTACGCGGCCAAGGGCTGCGCCTGGTAGAAGCATCGTGCCAAGTGATCCGGCCATGTAGCCGAGTTGTCCTGCGCCACTTTCCATAAATGGCGCAGCCTCAGCGGCGCGAACGTCCTGCTCTGCGCGAAGTCGTGCGACCGTCTGCGGAGATACCGCGCCAAGCGCAGCACCGGCCTCAGCGCCGAGTTGGCGCAAGCCGTATCCAATGTCAGTAACAGACTGCAGCGCGCCGCGGCCAAATCGCTCTGCTGCGCCCATTTGCGGGGCGGCTCTTGGGGCTTCCATCTTTTTGATTTCGGCCTCAATCTCGGCAGGGCTCATGGAGTCCGGGAACGTGACTCGGCCAACCCCTTCAATAAATACCGTAGGCATTATTGGTTCCTCGCCGGAATAAGTTTTCCGTTTCTGTAAATGTAATCAGTTCCGCCAGCAGGCACTTGTGGCGCTTCGCCAATTTCTGCCATACCAGCGGCACGACGAACCTGATCTCTAAGGCTTTTAAGAATCTCACGATTATTTTCAGCA